GATCTCGTCCGCACCACCTTACCCGTCTGCGCCGTTGCCTCCAGCTTCGCATCCGCATTCTTGGCCACCGTACGACTGGTCGATTGATCTGCCCTCGACTCGGATAGATGCTCCACCGTCTGAGGCTTCGGAGTTATCACGTCCCGATCCACATCCTTAGAGCAATCCTCCCGCACAGTTTCCCGCACCCGCACCACCGAACCCGGCACCGCCGCCAAATCCACGCTCAAATCCTGATCCGTCACCCCCTTCCACACCTTCGTCTTCTTCCCCTGGTCCGCCCTAAACTCGCTGTCGTATTCAGGGATAGTGTTCCGATACTGCCGAACATTCTTACGCAGCACAATCGAAAATCTGCCATCCCCATCCTCATTCAGATTCCGATCATAGGAAGTCCCCGCCGGAATACTTCCGGGAATCGGAAGCAGGGAACTGTCCCCCGTGCCCCACAGAAAAGAAGCCGTGACCACCATATCACAGTTAGAGGAAATCGGAATATCATTCAGCGCCACCCCCGAAAGGTCCAGCTGCGATACCGTCAAATTCACCAGGCCCTGCGCTGCATCATATCCATTCGCCCGGCAATCCGCCCCCCGGGCCTTCGCCTCATCCATTATCCCCTGGGCCAATGCCTCCGGCACATCAAAATACTGCGTTAAGCCACTCTGCCGACTTCCCAGCCAACTCGTAAAACCCTTTAAAACAAACTCCGGCTTCGCCACTCCCAGGCGGATCGTCCCGCTGCCATCCTGCGCCAGCTCCCAATTTACCGCCAGACAATGCCACCCATCCCCCAGCGCCACCGTCACCGCAGCCCCGTCATTCGCAATTTTACGATAGGCCAGGCCCGACAGCGTAGCCGTAGACAGCTTCCCGTCCGCCAGGGCCTTCACCGTATCCGGATCCACCCCCACCCATTCCAGCGTCAAATATTCTGCTCCCGGATTATCCCCCACCGGAGCCTCATCCACAATTACCACATCCCCCGTATTACTCCGCCCCTGGATCAACCGCGCATCCGCATGAGCAATGGTCGTAAGGAACCCCTCCGCCAACACCTGAATAATCCGCCAGGTACTCCCCTTCGGATCTTCCCGCCCCTGTGCATCCACCCGCTGCGTCCGCACCCCCAAATGCCGCCACTTCCCCGCCTTCGGCTGACTATCAATAAGCGGCCCCGTGCAATACGCATATTTAATAGAGGCATCTGCTTCATAATTCGGGACCGAAACAAAACTTTCCAAAAACCCCACCAGATCATCCACATCCCGGTGACTGATCCCGTCAATATACCGTTCAAATCGCCCATCCGGCAACAAGCCCTCATCCTGAGAGGTAAAAAGTTTCCACTTGTGTTCCGCCAGTTTCCCGGCTGCTGTCACATTATTCATGATTCGTCTCCGATGATGGCGGATGAATGAGGAATGCCTGCCCGAGCGGTTCCCTCCCGGGAACGGCCAGGGATGGCGGATTTACCTTTCCCATCTCCCATCTCCCATCTTCCATCTAATAAAAATTTACTCACCCGCTCCCGTGTCCACTCCGCACCCTTCTCCCCGAACCAACACTTCGTATGATTAAACGGCCCCACCGTAGAAAATCTAAGTTCCTGGGCCAGCCGTTGATCATTTGTTTTAAACCCAAACACCCCAGCCCTCCCAAACGGATGCCAAGGATTCAGGCTCCCCACATGGATTGCGATATCCAGCGGATTCGTCAGCACCAGCACCCGATCATAATGCAACGTCTCCCAATCCACGGTATCCCGGTCCGCAGCCGGAGAGATCAGAATCACATTCCGGAAAAGCAATTCCTCCCAGCCATGATCCTGCGCCATCTCCATCATGCGGACTGCAATCAGACAGCCGTAAGAATGCGCCAGCACATCCCCGCCCGGCCGCACCTGCGTCAGCAGCATCCGCGCCATCCGGTCAGTGTATTTGTCGTACCGCGCATTCCAGGTATGAGAAATCGGCTTGATCGCCCGACACAACTCCATGTCACAAGCGCCCGCCACCGCAGCCCCAAGACTGTGAACCGTCCGGGCACCATCATCCCGGATCCCCGGAATTGTAAACAGCGGCCGCGTCTTCATCAGAACTCCACCTTATACAAATTAATAAAATACGGATCATTCACGCCCTTACCCTCCTCCTCACGTTCAGGAGCCTCAAAGCCCGTGGCGTAGCCGCTCACCCCGAAGATCGCCAGCGAAAGCACGGCAGCCAGCAAGATACCCAGCAGCGTTGCTGGCAGGTATCTCACTAAAAGCCGCACCGGCTTCATCATTCCTCCGGCACCGATTCCACATCTTCAGAAGGCGTTACCGCAGTCAAGTCCTGCGTGTCGTTACCCTCGCCCACTTTCGTGTTGGCGTTAGCTGCGACTTCTCCACCACCTTGAGTGTCGATCCAGGTCTGACCGTCTTCTTTCTTCCCAGCCTCACTTGCTTCTGTCTCAAGGACAGCACCACGAGCATAGGCAGAGAGACTGAGGGAGGCATTAGCCTTCGTCCCACTGTCAACCCGAACGGTGTAGCCAGAGCCACTATTCTCAATCCTAGTCATGCACCCAGCAGAGGAGAGGGCCAAGAGTATCAGAGTCAGTTTTTTCTTATTGTTCATTGCGAGTTCCTCCACTAGGTACAGTCCAAGTCTGAACTCCCCCAGAGCTGAGCACAGCCTGAACGGTAATGTTCGCTCCATAGGACGCTCCAGGGCTGTCAAAGCGGAACGTGGGATGGGCTCCGTTGGAGACCTCTTCAGATTCCCCAACCTCAGTGCCGAAGCTACCAGAGATGGATAGAAGCTCCACATTCCCTGCGAGAGAGGCGGGTAGGAGAACTACCAGATTCCCATCACCCTCTGAAATAGGCTTCCAGAGAAAGGTGTTGATAGCATTTCCTGCGACAGACCCTTCCTGGGAAGTCCCATATACATTGTTACTATAATTGTTAGACTTGTCGTTAGCAATATCACTTGCTAATTCACACCCGGTCAGGATGGCAATCAGGGGGAGTAGTAGTATCATTTTTTTCATGGTTTATCTCGCTGGTATTTCTCGGTTAAAAAAATAGTTTGAATTTCGGGTTCCTTCGCGGTCCATGCGCTCCACTTTGCCTCCGCTGATGATGCTACGTTCTTCAAGCGTTGCCAGTCTGCGCTCCGTCACGAGAGCGTCATCATGACGCTTATTTATCGCCTCCATAATTAGCCGTGCATTTTCATCTGCCTGCCTCTGGGTCGGAATCACGTAGAGGCCAATTCCTGTGCTGACCATCACGATGACTGCCACCAGCCAGCCCACGTTAAAAGGTTTGGGAACCGCAAGCCCCCGCACCTCATGGAGCAACTCGGTCATAGATGTCTGCAACCCCGTCACGCTGGTTTTCAGTCCGACAATGTCGCCTGACATTTGACCAACCTCTTTCTGAGTTTCGGACTGAGCTTTCCACAACTCTTGTAAGTCGTGGGGTTTTGGTGTTGCGGGGTCGGTCATTACAGATCTTCCTCAACCGCCGTCATTTCACGGGTCATAGCTGGTATCTCCTTTTGCTCAGCCCAGGCCTTACGAGCGGCCAACCGAGCGTAGGGGGCTTTCGCGTACTTCCATATGAATTTCAGGACAGATAGAGCTGTCTTGGGGTCTATGGCTTGGGGTTTTACCGGGGGGTTGTTCATCAGCGTCTATCTTCGGTTAAGAATTATTGAGCCAGCCAAAGAGCCGGGACTGCTGGAGGAGTCCAGCCCGGTTGCGTGGTGTGCGATTGAATACATTTGTAAGTGACGCCCTGATACTCCCGCAGGGAGGCTTCTACCGGCGGTGTCTTAAATAAATCCTCTTTAACTACAGCCTCCCATGCAATCCACGGGAGGACACCAGAGCCGACCTGTTGCACGATGAAAAGCGCTGGTGTTTCCTCCGGCGTGAAGTGCGTCCTGACATGCGCCTGACGGCAAACCAGACGAACCTCTCCGTATTGATACACCCCGCGATCTACCTGTTCACCCTCCACGGGGAGAGGCGGGAGGTCCGTGATTTCGATGTCTTTGATTGCGGTCAGGTACGCCTCTGGATCTGAGTCAAAAGTCAGATTTGACTGCCCGGTGGACGTCACCTGATCCGGGTTGGTTATGCCCAGGTGACGTGTGCCATCATCTGACCAAGCTAGAAAATAGGTTGAGTTTGCGGGTTTGCTGATCTGTTTCATTATATTTCTCCTCCGTCTGTTACTGTCCAAGTATGGTCCGCAACCTGTGCGGCTTTTGCGGTTGTCCCTGCTCCGCTGGTTTTGGAATTACCTCCATGGAATGGCACTGAGCTGTTGCTGTTGTTGGCCTCAATGTTCACCCACAGGTTGTTATAGTCCGTGGTGTTGATTGTTACGTTAAGGAACATATAAGCCCCATCAGTCAAAGCCCCCAAGACCATCCCGGACGGGAGTGAGGTTAGTGAGGTGCCGTAGAACATATAATACCCACTAGTCAAAGCCCCCAAGACCATCCCGGACGGGAGTGAGGTTAGTGAGGTGCCGTAGAACATCGCCCTCCCATCAGTCAAAGACCCCAAGACCATCCCGGACGGGAGTGAGGTTAGTGAGGTGCCGTAGAACATATAAGACCCATCAGTCAAAGATGCTAGAGTCATATCATCAGGCAGGGAGGCTAGGGGGTTAGTGAGGTAGAACATCGTCCACCCATCAGTCAAAGACCCCAAGACCATCCCGGACGGGAGTGAGGTTAGTGAGGTAGACCGGAACATCGCCCTCCCAAGGATCAAATGATCCAGCGTCATATCATCAGGTAAAGACGTAAGGTTCGTGCAACCCATGAACGCATTACTCTGATCCGTCCCGCTAAGCCCCGTACCCAACTGACTGATCCCCGTCAGTTTAAGTTTGTCCCCGCCATTGTTAAAATAGATCCGACTAAACACCCCCGTAATCGTCACGGTGTACGCACCGGGACTTGGATAGGTATGCGTCCAAGCCGGGTCGTTGTAGGTTGTTATGTCATCATTTGAGCCGTCTCCCCAATCGACGTTGCAGGTATAAGTGCCGTCGCTTTTAGTCGGGATGGTGATTTGGCTGTCGGTGGAAGTGCCTACGTTGTCGGTTTGCCACGACGTTTTGAAGGCGTCCAAATCCGCACCACCACCAAATTTAAATGGATCTATGAGCATGATCGACATTACCTCGTTCCGATTAAAGTTATTTTCAGACCAGCCCCGGCAGTGCCGGACCCGATCTGATCAATGTCCACCGTAATTTCCGCATCATCCGCAATCGCAGAATCCGAAATTACCGGAGGGGTTGCAGATCCAACAGAGGTTTTATCTCCATCATCAATGCTGATTTCTGTAGAAAGTACAGAAGTCCCTCCCTCATTCACATCCACCACCAGATCCGCTCCCACCGGAGCCGTGGTCACGCTGGCCCGTACTCCCGTCAGGGTGAACGCATGGGGGGAGCGCAAAGTCACCTTCGCCGTCCCGGTGGTAAGATCCGTGGTTTCATCGCTGACGGCCAGTTGGATAAACACATCCTTCGTCCACGCAATGGTCGCCCAGTTAGCCTCAACGCCGAAGTCGTCGGCATTTAGGGCCAGCATAACGGCGTTATCTCGATCCGTCACCTGCACGTAGTCTCCTGCAACCAGAGGTGTGGTATCGTCGCTCCGTGTTCCTGCGAGCCTCTGGGCATTGGTTACATCGTAGAGGGTGAAGGGAACCTCGCTGCCTAAAGATGGGGGTAAGGGGGGTAAGAATAACATAATAGTACCTCAGTATTTAAGAGCTTCGCTATAAATGGAGGCGGAGGTTGCGGATTCCCGGATAAACTTCGCCTCTTTGGCCTGGATGGGGCTTAGGTACAGAAAGCTACCTGCAGGGATCAGATCCCCGTGGTCACTGCCTGGGGCCGGGGTGCTGCCGTCCGTGGTCATCCGTACATCTGCGTTCTGCACATTTATCTTTACAGTGTCGGTCCCTTCTGGATAGGCGGCGGCGGGAAGCTGTACCCCGCCCGCAGTGGCATCCACCGCGAGCACCTGCCCGCTGGAGGTAATCGTTCTGGCCCCGTATAGGGTATTCTTTTGAAGTGTGGCATTAGATCCCATGGTGTTTTCCTTTGGTTAGGTGACTTTAAAACGTATTTCAGGCTCTTGCCCCTGCTGGCTTTCCTGGGCGAGTACGGCCCGGTCGAGTTCGGCCATGGCCCTGGCCTCCTCCACATCCGCCCGGTCTCCCCGGCCATCGTTGCGCAGCAATTCGGAAAAGGCTCCCCGTACAATCACTTCCCAGAGATAGGCAGGCACCTCCTGTACGGTCCACCAGGCTGTATCGGTCACCGCATTGCCGGTGTTGGCATCGTCGGCGGACACATAGCACTCCCCGCTGGTGCTGTCGTACACCACGGCCCCTTCGGCGTAGGTGGTAGCGCCGTTATATGCCACCCGGGTAAACTGCGGCGCGGGATCGCGGTACTGCACCCACAGCGTCCCGCTGCTGGTTTCGGCTATGCCCAAATAAAGCGCAGTCGCGCCGGGCCGGTAGGCCAGACGGTTGGCGGTGTACTTGGTGCGGGGATCCACATCAAACACCCCGAACACTCCCCCCAAAGTAGGAGATCCACTTACTTTTAAAGGCAGCGTGGATATTCCATCCGCATCTTCCACAATCGTGCGCTCGGCATAACGCAGCCGGTCGCTCCAGGGTGCCTCCTCCCAGGCAATGCGCGTCCAGTAGCCCATCACATCCGACACTTCCTCCTGTTGCGAAACGCTCCCCCCCCAGGTGGCGGGCGGATAACCCATCAGCCGCAAGATCCGTTCATAGGCATGGTTAAAGGTCATGGCGCAACTCCGTTGCGGATGGCTAATGGCGGATGGCGAATGGCGGATTGGTATTTGGGAGGAACAATAAGCCCGTTATCCTTTATTCTTTCTTCCTTATCCGGCGCTGGCGCCTGCTGCCTCATCTGCCGATACCTCTTGGCCGTCACAGATCCCGGGGTCCATCCCACCGTGGGGTTTTCCGCTATGCTGGTCACCCGAAACTGGGGATTGTCGCGCAGAAAGTCATGCACAAACCCGGCATCGTCCCAGCATTCATCCCCCAGCTTCTTCTGCCACATGATGTAGGTGAGCTTCGGAATCCGGAATTTCATGTGCGTGCCGTCCGGCTTGCGCACCGCCCGCACCCCGTTCTGGTTCCATTTCCCCGCCTCGCGCTTTTCACGCTCCAGGGCCTGCCGATACCGCTCCTGCTGACGCTGATGCAACCGCACAATCATTTCTTCATTCTGCGGGAGCAATCCTAAAATCTGGCTGTGGGACATCTTGTTCATCATTCATCAAAAATAGGGGGACCGCACCCCGGAAAGTGGATCAAGCATGAAACCACATTCCCGATTGACACATCCGGCCCGGAGGCACGGTCCCTGATTGTTGTGCTTAGAGCACGTTGAAGTACAGATACGCTTCACCGGTATCCACATCGTCCAGCGATTTGCCGGTCATCGAACCAACCGTGAGGTTGATCGCGGTCGCGCTGGTGGGCGAATACACCGCACCGGTACCCTTTTTCAGGATCACCTCGGTGCCGTTTTCGTTCACCTGCTGCGCGGCCAGCAGACTGGCCGCATCGCCGCTGATCCCAGCCGTGAATTCGATGTTGTTAAAGGCCGCATCGGATGCGTCTTTAAACGGCGTAATCAGTTCGGACTTCACCAACTCCACGCTTTTCCCCAGCCCCTTGGTCATCAGAGCGATAACCTGGGAGGTGTCTGCAGTGGATTCGGTCAGGTCTTCGTGAGTCACCACTACACGCACATTGGCGTTGTGCAGGGCGATTTCTTCATTCAGCAATGACATAATATTCATTTTAGTTTCTCCTGGTTTAGACTTAGGTAAGGGCGGTGGGAATGTAGGAGAACTGACCCAGCGGGTTCAGACACTCCAGGGTATAAACCGCATCCGCATAGGCACGGTCACCCCCACCCTGATTTGCCATATGAATCAGACGGAGATCACGGGCGAAGTCCAAGTTCCACATATCCTTCATGAGAAACAATCCGCCGTAGCTCGTGGCAAAGGTGGATGCAGCCTCTTCGGCATTGGTAAGAAACAGGAAGTCACTCACCATCAAATCAATGTCGGCAGAATCAATTTCGATCCGGTCCACACATTCGATATATGCCTTGCTCGATGCGTCCTGATTTACCGCCCGCACATTGTGCTTGCTAGATATATCTTTCTGCACAGAGAGCCAGGTGCTGATTTGGCTTTTGAGCTGAATGCCCACAATACCCACCATCTTGGCTTTGCCTTTGCGCTCTCCGTAAGCCGTCAGAGAAAGAGCTTTAAGCGCATCCTCATCAAACTCATTAAATGGCACCACGCTGCGGGCAGCGGGACGGTAGCCGGTAGGTACCGGGAGGGTGTCCTGTTCGGCGGTATCCAACCAGGAGCCTGCGCCACGGGTTTCTTTACCTTCGCTGCCATCATCCTCATCACGGCAATCATGATTACAGAGAATCCGGCCTTCGATGCTGCGGGCCAAAACCACCAGCGATTCGTCGGTCTGATCCACCATCTCATCAGAGACCCCAGCCACGGTGTTCAAGCTGGCCAAATCGCCAACCGCCACACCATCGCGGGATTTCTGCCGGATGCCGTAGAGTTTCTTCCGGGGATTGTGGTTAAATTTGTTTACATCCTGGAGGTCAGGGACCCCTTTCAGGTTCGGGCTGCGGTGTTTCTTCACACCCCAGGAGGTCAGATCGTCCTCACTGGTTTTCTTCATGCTCTTTTTGAACATGGCTTGCACAGGGGTGGTACCGATGTCTGCATTGGTAATCAATTCGACCAGACTTTCCGGAACATTTTCCTGCACGACTTCATTCACTGGAATTGCCATAGGATTTTTCCTTATTTATTAGTTTTGAGTTCTCGCCAGCATCCTCTGCGTCAACCGACTCAGAAGCTCCTGCTGACCATTGGTGGGTTCCGGCGGCTGCACGCTGGTACGAACTGCAGTGCCATCAGTGCCCGGCTCTCTTGGAGGAGTCGGGGCTTTACTTTTCTGAGGTGCGGGAGCACTTTTGGCCGGGACACGTTCCATGCGCCGTCCTTTCAGCATTCTTCCCACCCACAACCGGCCCTCGGGCAAACTGCGCAATTCCGGCAACTCCGCAAACAACTCTTCCGCTTCCTCGTAGAGATCACTGTCCTCATCCAATAGATCAGGATACAGTTTCGCCACTTGTTCACGGTCGATCCGCTCACGATCACGCAACTGATCCGCCATTTCGGGCAGGGTCAGGTCGCGCTCATCCTCCAGGTCCGCCGCCAGCTTCTCCAGCTCCTCCACTTGCATGGTATCGCCAGACTGCTTATCGGTGTAACCCCCCTCCCGGATATACGAATTTACCACCCGCAACTGCTTGCGGATTTCGAGACGGCGGGAATCCACCTCCTCCATTGTGGTAAACGATTTCCGTGCGGGGGCTGCAGAAGAACCGGCTTGCGCCTGCTCCTCCAGCTCCTGAATGCGTTGCTGGGCAGATTCCAGTTCGGTCTCCGCCTTCTTGCGCTTATGGATCTCCTTATTAATCCGCTTTTCAATGCGGCTCTTACGGCGATCCTCATTCGGATCATCTGCATCCTCCCCTGCTTCCGCAGCGGATTCTGGAGACTCCTCCTCCTCAGTTTCCGGTTCATCCTGCGCGGCGGCCTGCGCCTGCGCTTCATCGTCCAGACTTTCATCCGCCTTGGCGGATTCCTTCACAGCCTTTTCAGGTGTGTCGTTCGCAGACGAAATTTGCGGCGCCGCTGCGGGTACGCCGTTTACAGCCTTGGCGGCTGCCTGCTGGGATTCCAGCACTTTACGAATAGCTTCGCTCATAAACTTAATCCTGTTATGGTAGGTGATCGTACAACGATGTACGGGTGTGGAACACCTATAGCACAGAATTAAGTTTTACGTCAAAACGCTGTTCCCGTAACGCAGGCATCCTGCCTGCGGGATCATGGGCTTTCAGCCCGTTCCTCTCTTCATCTCACTTCCAGCTCCATCCCCTTCACCTCACAAAGCCTTTGCGTAATCGGAATATGATCATACCAAGGTTTTCTAATCTTCACAATCCACCTCCCACCTGCCGAATCTCCGCCAGGGTCTTCTCCATCCGGTCCAATCCCGCGCCCGCCTCATCCAGATTGCGCTCGGTGATGCTCCACACCACCACCAGAAACAACCCAAACAACGCCATGGCCAGCAGGAATTTTAGGAACATCATCTGCTCCCGCCTTTCCCGCTCCCGGCGGATTTGCAGATATTTCAGGGTGCCCAGATCAATAGGTTCATATTCTGCTTTCATGCCATTTCCCCTATAGAATACATTTTCTTTTTAACCTCGACCACGGCATTCGCATATGCCTGCCGGAAACAGCAACGCTCCTCCGGAAGCAGCGGTTCCAGATCCGCCTGCATATTCAAGGCTTTCACAATGTTCCCCTCCTGGTAATACGCCACCGCCACATCCGCAGCGAACCGTATTAAATGCTCTGCCCGGCCGCTCATGATCTTGCTCCTTTCAGCAGCTGCCGGATCTCCAGCAAGGTTTCCACCTGCTGCACCGCATCCTCCAGCGCATTATGGGTTTTCTCTTTGCGCGGCAGATCCGCCTCGCGCACCAGCGTATTCATATCCCGCCGCTGTTTCGGATAGCAAAAATCCTGATCCGCCCACTGGATTACATGCGTCTCCAAAATCCGCAGATCAAAGAAATCCGCATACTTGGATGAACACCACAGCAAAGGCTCTTCATCGTCTTCATCCCCATAAATGAAATCCACCAAAGCTTCCATGCAGGGTCCGGGTGCCGTGGCCTCATCCGCCAGCCGCTTCTCCAGCCACAAAGGCAACCGACCGGTCAGGGCGGCCTGCTGAATCCACCAGTTATAAGTCAGCACATCACGCTCCCCATTACCCTGTTTCGGGAAAAGGTGACAAGTTTTCAGCACCCCGCTGGCATTAAACCGCACCGCCGCAATCTCCGTAACCTCCAGCCGCGCACCCGCATCATGATACTCCGGCAAGGCCAGCGTCTCAATATCTATCATTATTTCTGATTTCATGCTTTTTCTCCGTTTTGGTTTTTAACCACTGATGAACACTGATTCACACTGATTCACACTGATGAAATGCGTTCTGCTTGTCGGGCAGCCTGCAAATTATTCGTTTCATTGTGCTGGATCAGTGTGTATCAGTGTTCATCAGTGGTTGATTTATGTCATTACTTTTACGTACAGGTGTCCAACACCTGCTTACGCCTTTTTCTTCTTTTCCTTTTCAGGTCCGGCAGCGCGGGCAAGCTATTGCCCGGATCCTCAATAAATTCGTGCAGCATGGCCAGGGTTTCCGCATTGGAAAACAGCGCATAGATAAAAGACGGCGGCACCTGCTGAGCCAACAGCGCCCGGATATCCTCCGACCTGGGCCGCAAATCATCCACCGTCCATTCCATTTCCCAGAGAATGGTGTTGGAATTACCCGGTGCCTCCCGCCAGCATGTCACCGCATAAGGCAACCCCCTCCCGCCACGCACCCGCCGCCGGTACATCACCGCCCGCGCCACCTCCGCTGGATCTTCGCTCCAATACTCCCGGCCATCCGCCCACTCCAGATGCAGCTCCGTGCAGAAAACCCGATCTATTGGATCTAAGGACAACCCCTGCATCACCTCCCCCGCCCCGTCAGAATCCACCACGCAATCCGAAAGCGTTCCCCGAAAGGCCGCTGACGCAACCCCAGCAACAATCCCCGCGCCGTAGCCAGCTTCTTCACCTTGGCCTTCAACATATCCCGGCGCGCATAACGTTTATTGCTCATGACGCGCCTCCATCAACAAATCCCGCCTCGGAATTCGGCTTTATCGCCTCATCCGAGCGGGTTGCGTTGTCTTCGTAAAACCCTTCGAACTCCTCCGGAAACCATCGATCGACCGCTTCCTCATCCTCCTCATCTGGATCAATATAGATAGGACAAATAGCTGGGTCGCACGGATTATTAAGATTTTCAGAATGCGAGCAATCCCAGTCTTGCCAACGGTGAGGGGCTTCTCCCTCTTTTGTCTCACGACGTACAACATGTGCAAATTTACATTGTTGTCTGCAATCCTTAAAAGATCCCTCTTTATATCCGTCAGGGCAAATCATAAAATACCTCCATCAGTTTCAACCAAACATTCCTGCGAATCTCGCAAGCTCGATCCGCAGACTTCGGCGTTATTTAAAACCTGATAGTGGGTCGCATACCTCCGAGCTGCCCTTATCCTTAATTTCAAGAGCTGGGCATTAATGTTGGCCCGTGACGTATTCGGAGAATACAACCCCTCATCAATGAGTCGGCGGATAAGAGCGCCGGAGGAAAGCTTTTTGACTTCAGGCCAATTTCTGGCCATGAACTCTATTCGTTGGCGACGGTCTGAGGTCATAACAAGTCCTCCGTCCGAACCTCGTTCCTCGGTCCGGACAAGTCAGCGTTGTATCGCAGATGCATTTTCATGCCTCTTCCCCCTCTTCCTCTTTTATCTGAATGGTGAGCAGGCGCGTTTCCGCATTCATCAGACTTGGAATTACTTCCTGCGGGTCTACCCTTTCCCCTTTTTGACTCCTTATCCTGTTTCGCCTCCTGAATCACTCCCCTCTCCTGCTCACTCATTCCGGCAAGCCTTTCCAGAACCTTTTCCTCATCCAGATTCGGCTGTGCTTCAGCATTGACCTTTATCAAAGGCCATAGGCGGCTTTTCCAGGTAGGGAATCCTTCAAGAAAAGTTCCATCAAAATCCGGTTCATGTTTATCATATTCAAACCCGGCAAGCCATTCCGCGTCAGTATTCGGCCAGTCCGGCAAGACCTCCGCCCGAATTGCGGGTCGAATATCCTCCCCTGTAATTCCCTCGAACGTGTCCAGCATCTCCACTAGGAAATGACTACGGGCCACAAATAGACCTTCTACCTGTTTTCTACGGTCCCGGATCACTTTGACAATCTTCCGGGCTTGTGTTCGGTTCAGCTTCACTCCGTAAGCCTTGGCAGTAGATTTCCATAGTGTCAGAATCTCTGCATCCAGATTCTTTCGTACCTCTCTTTTCTCGGAATCAATCCGTTTCCGGTGATGATCTTCCTGCCCCTCTCGATACTTTTTAATCCGCTTATCCTCGGCCTGATATTCCTTTGATGCCTGTATCTCCTTCGCTTTCAGGAAGAGTTCATCCATGCCGGGTTGCAATTCGACCTGAAGCTCCCAAAGCTTCTGACCCAGCTCCTTTGCTCTCGGAGAATTCCGAACATCTGCAGGAGACTTCCCCGCCTTCAATTCTTTCTGTTCTTGCTTCTCGATCTGCTCCCGGATCTGCTCCATCTGAAATTCGATTCTATCACCCCGCTCCACTTTTATCCTTTTCCACTCCCGCCGCCTTTTCTGTTGCGCCTTTTTCCGTGCCTCCTCGAAAGCCTGTATTTCCGGAAAATCCTTTCCCTCTGTCCATCGCTTTTCGTCCTCATGGGCAGCCCCGGCCGCGTTCCATTCCTTGACGTTCTTTAGTTCCAGGTCGGAATGTGCCGAAAGGGTTTTTTCAATCGCCCATCCGAATTCCGATCCCCTCCCGCCGATTCCTCCCCACAAGCTTTCGATCCGGTCCGGTGGCGCGTTTAAGTCTGGGGCAGGATAGCCATCTTGTGTGTCCGGAGTCAGTTCCAGCAGATTCCCTGCATCCGTCACCAACCGCCACACCTTACCGTGGATCGTATTTATGTGTTGAAACGCCATGACAGCCACGAATCGGCGGTCATGCTCCATTATTCCTTTAACGGTCACAGCAGGGCGTGGGTTGAGGCTTCCATGATGCATTTTCATGCCTCTTCCCCCTCTTCCTCTTCCATCTGAATGGTGAGCAGGCGCGTTTCCGCATTCATCAGGGCGCGGATTTCACCCACCAGTTCGCGCAGGCTGTTGTCGGGTTTGCCTTCTACGGCCAACTCCTCCATGCACTCTTCCCGGTCGTGGCGCAGCACGGTGACGATGGCTTGCATGATGGGGTGCTCACGGTTGCGGCGCAGAATCTTGGCCGCCTCGCGGTAATTCAAGCCTTTATTCCATTTGGTGAGGTAGCGCAGGGCTTTGGCCTGCTCTTCCTGCAGCTTCGCCTGCATCTCTGCGGCGGCGGCTTCCATATCCGGCGGGGTGTCAGTCGCCGGGGTGTCGTTTTCGGGGGTCATGCTTTTTCTCCTGGTTATTTATTCATCTTTCACAAATATGTACAGGTGTCAAACACCTGCTGCTGTTACTTTTCTTCCTAAAGTTCTGCCGGTCTGGGCATTCTCTGCTTGTCCGGCCTGATTTTGTAGGTGCTGGACACGGGCCTCCAACATTTCCCTTTTAAGTGGGGTTAGGCTTAAAACATATTCAGGGCTGGAAGTTATTTTCTCTTCTATGACGCTGGCGCGGTATCCAAAGTTTTGACCATCCTCCTTCATATCTGGTTCTAATCCGGAGGCGATCATCGCCATATTATTCATCTCATCTTTGCGTTCGGCTTCTTTTGCGCTTTGCACAGGACGCAAGACTTTCTCGGCCACATTCCCAGGAAGGAGGCGGGTAAGGTAGTCGGTCATTTCAGCGCGGTCGATGGTTTGATCGGTGTCGATGGCCAGCAGGATGTCCCGGGCCAGTTCGCCAATGACTTTGATATACTCAATATCCATGGTGCGGGAATCGAAATTGATCTGGATGTCCTCCAGCAAATACAGATTATCCCGCATGGCTTCGATATTTAAATCCTGGCCAGCTCCACATACCCGGCGGATGTCGTCGGGGTTCATGTATTTGAGACTCAGCTGCACTACTTGCCGCACCACATCGCGCATGGCATCTAAAAAGTTGTCCACCAGATCCTGGGTAAGCAGTTGCTGCACCAGCGCGGGGATCTCCACCACCGGCAATCCAAAATACATGGAGACACTTTCCATAATCTGTTTCTGCGCCTCAATCGTGGTACGCGGCATGTCCGGTACCTTGATCGGCTCCAGCATTTCCTGACGCCGTTTGCGGATGCGCCCCAGCGACCGCCATGACATATCCCGCTCCGTGCGCATATCAGTGACATACGGCGGCAGGGAAAACAGTTGGGCGTGATTGCTGGTAAGATCCCGGAAGGTCTTGAGATAGTTCTGATCTGTCACCAGCAGTTCGCTCACTCCCCGGCTGTCGAGCAGGTTTTTGCTTATCACCTCGCGCACAAACCAGGCAAAAGGGAAATCGCCATGCGGATAATCCAGCAAAGTCATCTTGGCCGCCGGAGCTTCGCAGTGAGCGGAGAAGGGCAGCACATAAATCCCGGTCACGCCGTCATCATTGGTGGCCCGGAGATAGGCATAAAACACTTCGTAGAGATCTTTGTACACCGGTGCCCGGTTGCGGTACATCTGCTGGGCGCTTTGGGTCACCTCCTGCACCTCGGGAATCGCCGTCTTGCCTTTCTTGAGTTTCAGCTGTTCCACAAATTCTTTTGTCCACTCGCCAGAGGCGGCTTTGGCCTCGATGTCGGCCAGGGTAAACCATTCGCGGCGGTACACATAGCGGCAGTCAGAAGGGGATCGGGTAGTGGCCGGGATAAATACCTCATCCCACACCCGCAGGGCTTTGATCTCCGCATGGTTGCGGTGCACATAGCTTTCCGGAAAATCCGCTTTGCCCTCTTCCCGCAATTCTTTGAGCTTGCTCTTGATGGTGCCCGGTTTCAGCGCGGGAAAGCGGGTGGCAATCCGGGTAAGCAACTCCTCTTCAAAATCGGGATCCAGCAGCAGGGCCTCCAGATCCAGCAGCGTCTGCTCATTCAGTTCGCCTCCGCCTTCGACCACCTCCTGCAAAATATCCATGGCGCCATAGCTGGCCATGCGCACCCGCTCTTCCTTTTTCCAGCCCACGTGCATCAGCGACAGGGCCGGGGAATCCCCCAAACCGTAATTGGCAAAGCGTTCCACCTCCAGCCGGTAATCATGGCCAATGCGGGAATTCAAAACCCACTGGGTAAAGGTGGTAATATGCCCGGCCAGGGAGTTATCCCCCACCTCCACCCCGGAAATCCGCAATGACCCCATTTTACAGGAGGCTTTACACATGGCCACCTGCAATCTCAAAATCATATCCGCCAGACGGTACCGGCTATCCATCGCGCCCTCAAACGGAAACGCCTTTTGATTCGCCGTATCGTATTTGCGACCATCCGCATACTGATTCGGCCAGACACAAAAACGGGTACGCTCGCCAAAGGCTCTGCGTACCCAAACATCCCGACTGTTCTGCAGGTTTACGGTTTCAATCCCCGCCTTCACCTGCTTAAACATTTCATCAGACACCGCTACAGGCTGACCCTGACCTTTCTGCCGTTCAATGTTGGTATCCGTGTCCATAGTTCAATCCTGTAGAGGTGTGGAACACCTTTTGTCAAGGGTTCTGATTAAGTTTTTTTAGAGTTAAGCCGCAATTCATAGCCCTGCCACATGCCGGTGGGCAAGCGCAGCAGGCGGTACACCGCCCCGGCAGTTTCCCAAAACAGCACCCGTTCATCCTTGTATCCACTGGGGTAGCTCAGTTCAAACAGTTCACCGGCCAGGGGGCCGTCGATCATGCGCACATGAAAGCCGTTGCATTCATCGACCGCGTGCAGCACATCCTCCGCCGCCACCATCAGCGCCGCCGCATAATCCTCCGGCGCAATATCAAACTCGCAGGTAAAGCGGTAGATCAGTTTATCCAGCTCTGCACCAAATGCCGCCACCTGCCGTTCCGGGGTGGTGGGGTTGATACGCTGGGGTTTTATGGAATTTTGTTCAGCCATTTCTCAATATCCGTTCGATACAAAAGACTGGCCTTATGGCCACTCTCCGCCTTATAGCATATCAATTCTTTTTTGTCCAATGCCCCCCGAATCCGCTTCTGGGTGATTTTATATTCCCCCGCCGCCTGCCGGATCGTGATCAGGATACTCTTCGGTTTATTTTCTTCGGTCATTTTTGCTCCTTGTTTTCGCTTAATTTCTCTAAAGATTTTCCACCCCGCACCCGCACCACCCCAACAGGCGGGCGCTTGTGATTCCACTTGATATGATCCAGCACCACCCCGCGCTTATTCCAGTCCGGAGTCCGCGAGTCTGCCGATCCCTTGCCGATCATTATTTTCCCCTTTTGAATACAAGGGTTCGCATATCTTCCAAATGTTTTTGGGTGGCCGCAAGCTGGCCGGTAGATCCTTCGCCATCGCTGGGGCGGATACCTTCGCGCCACATTTCATCCATAAGAGTTTGCGCTTCCTGGTTGGAAAGCCGGATCAAAGGATAAGCTTCTTCTCCATCTTTGCGGGGAACCATCTCCACCGGTTTAGCGGCATAGTGTTTTCGATGTCCGTCAACGACAACGCTGCCAAAAAGATAAAGTTCAATTCCGTTCCACGCTTCGGGCCTCCGGTGTGCCCTCATGATTTTTGTTTCTCCTATTTGCATTTTATTCTCCATTCTTTTTGTTTGTTTCTCCGAACATCGGAAACGTTCCGACATTCACTTTCCGACTCTCGGAAATTGTTCATCAATGGCATCCCCCACCCACAGTCTTGTAAAAGTCATCGCCGCCGGTGTCGTGGAGATCCTGGGCGAAGAAGTAGCGGATCAGGTCGATAAAATCTTTGCAGGCTCCCTTCTGCCCGTCATCCCCGGTCCACACCGAAAGCGCAAAGATGCTGTTGAAACATTCCTCGGCGATGAAGAAGCGCGGGCGGTTGGTGTAACTGATCGGCTCCTTTTCGTCGTAGCTGAGACGGTCATTGATCAGGTGTACGGCGGACTGCGGATTATTGTCGGCCAGGCTCCCGGCGGGTCCCAGATGCACGGGAATAAAATCCAGTCCAATATCGTCCAGTTCGTCGATCAAGGTGAAGGTGCCCTCCGCGCTGGCGGTGGCGGTGTTGCCGGCCCGGGCATCAATGTAGCGCTCCACCACTTGTTCCCCGGTTTCAGTGTCGGGCTCCCAGTCTTTGGGATCGGGGTTTTCGGTGAGGTCGATCTCCCAGTTTTCCAATCGGGCCAGTTCCTTTTTATAATCGAGCAGATTGAATCCGAAGGGGTTTTGTGCGGGTCCCTTTTTGCCGTCTTTCTTTTGCCCGGAGACTTCCGCCCAGGGGCCGGGTTGGCCTACGCCGGGAATCACATAGTTTCCGGGCCATTCGCGGTACAGGTACACATCTCCACCCACCACCCGGAACCAGCCGAATACGAAGTTGCGGCCGCCGGAGGGATCGCAGATCATGTAGTTGGTGCCGCCTTTGGGGATTTTGTCGCTGGGGAGGGTGTGCACCTTGGGATTGAACTTGGGAAAGCGGTTGCCGCTGGTTTTATGCGCCACGCCATAAAAGCGCTCCTGCACAAAAGCCATAGATGTACCCAGCACCCGCTCATACACGGCGGAGGGGTTGCCGTAGGGGTTGTCGTTGGAGTGGAAAAACAGCACCGCTTTCTTGTATTCGATCTGGCCGCCGCGCATCACTCCTAGGCAGCGCATCACCCGGGGCACCTGCTTGAACGCCCGGCCTGCGGGGATCTCGGGCTGCGACCTGGTGCCTTTGATCCAGTTGTGCACGTTTTCGGGGATGGATCGTGGACCATAAATCTTGCTCTCGGCAAAAGCTTCCGGACTTTCAAATCCAAGGGAGGCCCACTCCAGCGGCTCCCCGGTGTCATCGGGACAGGCAAAGGCCACTGCCATGCGGGTTTTATCTGCGCCATCCTGAAACATGCGGACCAGTTCCGAATATCCTTGCACCGGGGTTTGGGTGATACAGATTTTTCCTTCCCGGGTGGCAGTACGAAACTCCAGCGTCTCCAACCAGTCGGAGGGTATCAACTCGTCCGCCCAACCCCAGTCCAGCTCTCCCCCCTCAATGGTGTCCGATTTGTCGCTGGAGTAGTATTTGAATTTGAGCACACCTTCCAGGTGGTTCACGATCTTGTTGTCTGAGTATCCCGGACCTGATTTAAAACTCATGTACTCCGGATTTCCGTCCAATATCCGGGCATTGCGTTTTGAAATGGGCATGTGGGTATTGATCAGCGGCTGCTGTTCATCTTTGCTTCGGCCTGCATCTGCATGAAAACACCACACGGTTTGTTTTTTGGCTCGGTACAGCATCTGCACCGATCTCTTGGCCGCGTACTGACTTTTACTACCCCGGTTTGCACCGCTTATCAGCAGCGTGCTGACGGGTGCATTGAATCCCAAACATTCGCGCATGGCCTTGCTCCACATCTCCCATGTCCATTCCTCCCCGAACTCGCGGTTGATCTCCGCCAGAAAACTCTGATCGTAACATTCCAACCCCAGCAGCGCATCCGCCACTTTCCAGATATGCGGCTCCCATCCGTACACCAGCGGATCCTTTTCCTCTCGGTAAATCGCCAGGGTGCGGCGTTCAAAGTATTCGGCGGCATCTTCTTCATTTTCATCCACCTCATCGGCGGTGAGCAGGGGGATCACCGGATGAAAGTCAAAATTCACCGGCAAAGTTTCTGCTTCTGCAACCGCGCCGGTCATTTTAAGTTAACCTCATCTTCCTCGTTTAAATCACGAAACATAAACCGATCCGCCTGAAACCATAGCTCCAACGGAATAACTTCTCCACCACGCAAAACATCCAGATATACCTTCCATCCCCTCACGCCTCTACTGGGCCTGATGGTTCCAATCATGATCGTAGAGGCACACTCAACCTTCAATTTTGGATCCACCGGAGAATCCGCCTCCGTTCCTAAAATCGGAATCCCAAGATCAACACCCAACGCATGCAGTTGTTTTGCAGAATTGTTCGCCAAAGCCAAGTGGTCGCCCAAAAGATCATCATCCATCAAAATGCAGTTCGATAAATTATCCACACTCGCCGCCACAATCTTTTCAATAAAAAATCTCTTGCGAATCCATTTACATACCACTTCTTGATCCCAGTCTTTTTCCATCATAAACATAGGCCAATTACAGATTTCCTTCGAAGCCTCATAAGCCTTTTTTAACTCATCCTTTGTTGCCTTCCCTGTATTTAAATTGCTAAGCGCAACATCCGAATGCCGTGAGACATCTCGGTTTAATACATTGGACATCGTCATATTCAGACACGCCCTGGCTGTGGCGACACCACGCCCAGAGATCGCCGTCATGATTGTCCCTTCCAAACTGGATTTACCTGAACTGCACGGCCCCGCCACAACATGAAGGCCCGGCTCCAATCCTCCACCCAGTGCCACATCCAAAGATTCTATTCCGGTTTTTATTCTTGGTTTCATAATTCAGCTGCATCATTTATTTTGTTCAGACACATCCACATATACTTTCGGTTGATCCGATTCCTTGTTCATAAATTGGAAAGTCTCAGGATCAAAATACAAGTACTTCCCTGGTTCCTCCCCTGTCTCACGTTGCTTTTGAATTTGAATCTTCGCATCCCCCACATGCAAAAACGGTTTTTCCATTTTATCCGCTTGATCAAATTCCCCACGAACACGTAACGAACGCGCCTCTGCCAATTTTTGCTCCTTTTCCTGATTCCTCCACACCGAAATCACGCTATCCGCAATGTTCGGAATCCCACTCGTACCACTGATGTCATACTTCAACGGCTCCTTCTTTTCAGCCGGACGGTTCATCGTCGGTTTCTTCGAGTGGCACACCATATGCATCGTCACATTATGCCTATGCGCAAATGCTTTAAACAACTTGCATACCTCAAGTTGCCCCGCGTAATCCTCCAGCCCCACATCCGAAAGCATCATCAAGCTATCCACCACAAAATGCTGTGTGCCCCACTTCCGATACGCATACTCAAACGCCTCCAGCAATTGGCGGCCGTCCGTTTCCCCTACCTTGTCATACACGATAAAATACTGATCAAACCAAGCCAAAACCTTTTGCACCTGCCGGGCATGTTCCGGTTTGTTTTTAGCCATCGCCTGGCGGGCCATATTCCGAAACGTCTTACGGGCCGGAATCTCCAGCGAAGCCACGCAAATCTTTTTCCCATGATACGCAAAATCCACCATGCACTGATTTTGCATCATCGTTTTCCCATGACCATTGTAGCCATGCCACACAATGAATTCACCCGGTCGAAACGCAAACGGTAAATTCCAAGGCAAAGGATCTCCCTTCGGTCTGTCGCTCTCCTCCGGATAAAACTCCCACCAAATATCCTGGGCAAATTCACTCGGTTTCTTCAGTTCCGAAGGCGTAAAATCCCGTGCCTCACACACCAACCTGTCCAACGGCACGCCAGCACACAAGGCCTCATTCGCATCCTTCACCCCCTCCGGCCATAATACTTCTTTACACCGCGCATAGCCCAACCTTGGCAACAACTGATCCTTCGCCTTTTGGCCGGGTTCATCCCCGTCCAACGCCAGCACGATATCCGTAAACCGCTCCAGCCAATCATGGTCATGCTCTAACCACGCATCATGCGGGCTCTCCCGCCCCTCCTGCACCGCTTGGGCTCCCTCCGGTAAACTCACTCCCGTGAGTGCTCCGCCCTGCGTCAGGGCCATCGCATCCAGCTCCCCCTCCGTCAATCCAATCATCCCCGCCGTATCCGCCACCGCCTGCTGACCAAACAGCAATTTCGGAGCACCAAACGCATATTCTTCCGCATCCCGCATACTCGGTTTCTGAAACGTATTTTTTTTAGCCACAATATCCCGATATTTCAACCGCACCAGATTTCCCTGTGCATCAAAAAACGGAAACACCACCCAGTTGATCGGGTCAGGCCCCTGCTTCGAAAGCGGAAACCGAGCCTCCCCCAGCCGATACAGCCGGATCACCCCCTCCGAAAGTCCCCGCGTTTTTGTCAGCCAATTCCAAACCGGAGATCCTTCCACCACCTCCGCATAGCTCAGACTTTTCAATTTCGTCGTATCCACCTTTTTCGCGGGGGTCGCCATTCTCCTTGGCAGCGTATCCGCCACCCCCAGCCAATCCTTCGCCTCCCGGATCGCCTCTTTAAACTCCAGGCCATGCCGCTTCAGCCACAGCTCCAGCAGATTGCTTCCAGCCTCCCCCGTAGCAAAATCCTTCCACACCCCCACCTTCGATCCAAGCGTCCCCACCACCAAGCTCTCGCCCGCCTCCCCCGCCAGATTTCCAATCTTAAATTCTGGACCCTGCTGCTTGCCAGCTGGAAACAAATACGCACAGCACTCCGCCGCCCGATCATTCAACAATTGTTTTACTTCCGAAGCATCCATTATTTTATCAACCCCTTTTCTTTCCAATATTTTTCATTCGCTGCGTTATACGCCTCCGCGTCCACCTCTGACGTGTTCTGCTCGCCATCCGCCGCGCCACTCCAACCGCCGCCGCTTTTTTTATTTTTTCCGATTTCCCCCACATAAAAATCAGCATTGCTCATGTACTTACGCAACATCCCCAGTGGATTCGGCCATGGGTCAACCATGCTCGCTGCATCTCCCGCAAACTGAGAAACCGCCTCCTCACGGTAAATCTTCGGACACTTACGGATTTCCATCCCCGCCGCATCTGCCCGAAGCATCCAGTCATCACGAGCCTCCACCGCCTGGATCGCCAAACCTCCCAATTCCGAATCAGGGTACACCCCAGAATGTGTGTGTGACCCCCCCACACACTTCTTCCCTTCTTCCCTTCTTAACTTATTATCTTTCTTAGTTAGTCGTCGCCCGTCCGTCGGTGGTCCGTCGGGGGTCCGTCGCCCGTCCGTCGGTGGTCCGTCGTTCTGTCCGTCGTTCTGTCCGTCGTTCTGTCCGTCATTTTTGGGAGGGTCAGAAACGTAAGCTACTGTATCATATAAGGTTGCAACTGTTCCACGTCTGTCGCCTTGAAAGTCACACGCTCCTACCTTCTGTAAGTCGCTTTTTGCAGTGCGATAACGCCTTTCGGTCCACTTCCATGCAGAAACGTCCGAAAAGCCCAAAACCGCCTGTCGTTTTTCAAGGTTCAAGGGGTTCCAGTCATCATTGTACCGTGCTCGATCCTGAATCAAAAGCAACAGTCTGAGAGCGTCCGGCTTCTCATGAATGAGCCAGCGTAAACGCTCCCCGCGCCAAGTCCTAAAGAATCCTTCTTTTTCAGCCATGGACAGCCTCCATGGTAAACAGATGGCGCGTTTTTTCTGTTAGGCTGATGATCTCTTCATCATCGATTTCGATGTATCCCTCGTTTTCCAACTGAACGAGAGCGGAATCCGCTGTCCCTCCGTATTGATATTCCGACTCCCCATAGAGATCCAGATGGTCATGTTTATGACTGCTGGAGGCCCCACAGGCCTCCTTTGCCGCCATAAGCAGTAGCATCATGTATTTCCGTTTCTCGTGAGAGAACGTGCCCATTGCCTCGCTGACTAGCCAGCCAGCAGGAACCTGTAGAATAGGGCCTTTCGGCCCTATGTTGTTTGGATTAGCACGTGCAATCATGCCACACCCCCTTCACGGCCATAGCCGTTCAGAAGCTCTCTGAATGCTTCAGTGTGGGTTTGCCCTGGCTTTCGTACTCGATCCAGGAGACGGCAATCCTCAGCCGTCAGGGTGATCCATTCCCGTGCGGGGGCTCTCAGGCCCGTTCGCCATCTAGGGGCTCCATACGCGCCATCGGCGCAGCTTCGTGCGTTCTTCATGTCAGTCACCTTTCTTGAGGTTACCAGACTCTTCCCCCCGGTTTGCCGTCCGGGTACAAAGAAGGGCCTTCGTTCGCTCGGCAAAGACCATGCAAGAACATGGTGATCCCGAAGGATCAACGAACTCAGGCCCAAAAGGGTGACATGAGGTTTCGCTCTTACATGTGGTCTTTGCCGAGACTGCCCACATCCTGAACGAATCCCATGGTTTAAATCAAGGAAAATGTTTCTGTTTTTTTCTGGAGTGATATGATTCACTCTTTCCATGAAACCAATTACTGCCCCAATCCGTAAGTTTTTTTCAATCCTCCCAGGATGGATATTTATCATCGTGATGATCACCGCTGTAACCAAACATGTTTTGATAAGAAGATTAGAAATCTTTCCATTTTGGTTTTCACATAAGGCGTTAATGGCCCTGATGTTCCTCGTTGTTTTCTGGCGGTGGAATCCGCGCCTCGATTTTAGAGACAAGGATTGATTTAAGTTTGTAGTATTTTTTTTCGTCATGCTTTTCCCCTCATTATTGTATGGGTGTTCAACACCAGCGCCCCTTTTTTTTAGGCGATGGGCAGTTAATTCGATACAGATCCTTTTCAATGTGTGTGACCGGGATCTGCATACCCAAAACGAAATTCTGATTGCGGTCACCCCGCACCAACACCCGCACGCGCTCGCTGTCTTTTTCACAAATCAGCACCGTGCGGTTTTTTGACAGACGAAGAAACTTCACCTTGTACTCCATGGGTGGGCCGCTATACACCACGCATTCGTATTTTTGCGGCGCAATTTTTTTCAGAATGCACCCCTCAATATAAGACCAGAAGCCCTCCGGCAGCTTGTCCTGGTCGATCTCCAGCGCATCCAGCGCCATCATCACCCCTTTATCCGTCAAAGCCCATCCATGGGCCTCCAGAGCCCGCCAGTGGGTTTCCGGTTCCAGCGCATGTTTCAGCACTTCCATCTCTTCAAATGGTATCCCGATCACTCCGGCTACCGCTTCACTATCATACTGTTTCATAAGAGCCCCTTTTCTGAACAAATTTTGGGTAAGGAAATGCATATATAGATATGAGACGCGCCGCGCCGCCGACCCCCCTCCCCCCCTCTGATGGCTATACCCTTGTATGGTCCATCTATCCCGCTGCCAGGCTGTATGATTCCCGGCGTGGGTGAATTTGTCTCATTATTGGCACGAATATAGTTTTTCATAGTGTTTTTAGCATTTTCTATTCATTCACAATGAATCTCGGTCTATTTCGGACAGCATTTCATCCGGCTCCAGGTCATCCGGCCAAACTTCCGGATCCACTGGACCGGGCTCTGAATCAGGCAGCAGCAGGCCGCCGGCCGGGTCCGCTCCTTTAGACGCAATACTTTTCCGGCCATTTTCCATTCCGGGCGCCTGGCCGGTGGTTTGTCCGTCCGCTGCCCGGATGCGTGCCCGGTATCCTGCCAACTCTCCATGATCCGGGCGTGCTTCCAGCTTGCCAATAATCGCGGTGGGGGCGCCGGTCAGCTTCTGGGCCTGGTCAATCATGATCCCGGATACAATCGCCTTATCCTTAGTACTAATCTTCTTCCGGGTGTCGGGGTCAAGTAAATCCTCCTCAACGCATTCCGCTGCCAGCGCTCCGGCGGCGTAAGCTTTCGCTGCTATTTTAGCCCGTGCCTGTGTTATTGATTCGGTGTTTTTCCTCCGGATGGCAGCCACCGTCCGCGAGGTCATTTGAAGGTGCCGCGCAATCTCAATTTGCGAATACCTGCCACTTGCCAGCATGGACACCGCTTGCCGGTATGCGTGCGGCCGGTCTCTCAATACCCGGCCGGCGGTATAGCTTGGATCCTGGGCCGGGTGCGGTTCTTGCTGCGATGCGTCAAGCTCCGCCTCATCAAAAAGGAGGGGCTCGCGGTGCGCTGGTTCGGTTATTTCCTGGGGTTCCATGCCCCTAAAATACAAAAAAAAGCGCCCCCGTCAAAGTGTGCGTATGATTAAACAGGTTTTAAGTTGTTTATAGGCAACGACATAAAAAAAGAAACCGGACAATTTTACCACACCACTAGATTTGATCCTGTATATCTAATCAAAGCCACACGGCCAACCGCCCCGGACGGATTCCGGGAAACCACCTGAAAAGGAAAAAAGATGCATAATATCTACAAAGAAAACGGACACGAAATTCGCACGGCATACCTTGCCGCGCTGGCCACTGATTACGGGCAAAGCCTGCAACTGATTCATACTATTTCCGATACGCTGGGAAGCTCTGAAGACTTCGACGCGCTGCCCGCATTCCTGCAGGATCTGGAAGCGGTGGAGGTGTTCGCATGAGTGTTTGCAAATACAAAAATAGCAGAAACTTTGCCGTATATGATGACCAAGGAAACCTTGTTTGCGTATGCGTTTATAAAAAAGGCGCGGAAGAAGTCGCGCGCCGTCTAAACGCTACATTAAACTTCATGGAGGCTGCAGCATGATCAATCCCTTCTTACATTTAACGCAGCCGGAAGAAGTCAAAAAAGAATTCCGCCGTCAATGCTTCATTCACCACCCGGACCAGGGCGGAACGGATGCAGCTTTCCGGGATCTCAACCGGATGTATCAGGAACGCTTGCGCGTTCTGGACGGATCCAAGCACAAGACCGAAGGCGGAAAAGAATTCACGTACACTTACAACGAAGCCCGGGAAACCGAAGTTGCCGCAAAACTCGCGGAAGCAATCGCCGCGCTGCCTGCTACGGTTAATATTCTGTTAATCGGGATTTATATATGGATTGACGGCGAAACCAAACCCGAACGGGAAACCCTGAAAAAGTTGGGGTTCTACTGGTCAAAAAACCGCGCCCGCTGGTACTGGAAACCGGCGGACTATAAAAGCCGCCGGTCTAAATCCGGCCTGGCCATGATCGCAGCCCGCTACGGGTACCAGAATTTTACCGGAGAAAAGGAGGAAAGCACCGCACCACGCCGGGCACGGATAAACGCCTAAACCCGCTGACGATGGACCGGGGCACCGGTCCGAAATCCCGCAGCAATGCGGGATCCGGGATGCAAACAAACCGCCGCCTGGTACGGATTACCAGAAACCGAAAAAGAGAAAAAAATGAAGATCATAAAATTAAAAAGCGCAATTCTTAGCCAACTGGCAAAAGCCGCCGCCGAAAATGACGGGGCAATCAAGATATGTAATGAACCCTACATGCCTTTATCATGTGAACTCATTGGAGAAACCGAAGTTTCCGGCCAAAGCCTCCAATGCTTTTCCATGTGCCACTACGGAGAGCAAAACGGGGATTTAATGCGGGATCCTGATGTTTGTTTCTTCATCCAAAAAGACGGAGAAAATGAATATTTCATTCCTTACGAATTCCAATACGACTACGCCGGAGAATACACCTGTGCCTTTAAAGATCAAAAATGGCAAACCCGCGAACAAAGAGACATTGCAGAATTCTGTCAAATTTGGATTAAAAACCTGAAAAAACAGGGATACATTGACCAATTAAACCCTGATTACGTGCAAGCCGTTAAAGATTTTGAAAAGGAGCCAACAGCATGAGCCCCGAACTATTAAAAACCATCCTCGAAAAACAGGCAGCGCGGGAAAAAACCGAAACCTATTACACCAGCAATCAGATTTTACAGCTTTCCTTCCTTCTGGCCTGTTGTATTTTCGGCCTTGCAATCCTCATCCATGCCCTGTTAAACTACTAAAACCGCCCGGCACGGATTGCCGGAACAAAACAAAAGGAGAAAATTATGAAAGCCAACGGCACACATAAATTCAACATCGCCGGAAAATCTGGTGAGATCACCATAAAAAATAAAGAAGCTACTGTCTTGATTCAAGGCGGGCACCAAAATGGCGGAACTTGCGAAGATATTGAAGACATTCTTCGTTTAATCGCTACCGGAATCAAAACCGCACTTGTACTTGATAAATAAACCCCGCGCCCGGCGGACCATCCGGGCAAAATTTACCATGTCAGAAACATCTATCATATTAAACTGCACCCACGAACAGAAAGGCGCAGCCAAGCGCGCAGCCTATCCCGGCAAACTCGCAGAGTGGGCGCTTGAGTGGATCAATACCGGCGTACAACTCTCTGAGAACGCCCCCGTTGATCTCCCGCCCTACCTCATTGCCGACAATCCGGCCACCGGTGACTTGTACGCGCTGCACACCCAGCGGCCGCGCTGCTTAATCCGTTTAATCGAAACCGACCGGGGATATATCGCCCAGCCGGTGGAATCCTACGAACCCATGACTCAAAGCGCCCAGGATCTTGCGCGGATCCTCCGGGGTGCGGAAGACGCAGCTTCAGAATAAGCAGCACGCCGTCAATACCCAGTATTCCGCCGCATCCAGTCACAGATCGAAGATTCAGGCACCCTGACAATTTTCCCATCACGGAACACCGGCCCGAGACCTTCCCGGCCAGAGCTTTTCCTTTTCCTCTCTGGTGATATAAGCGCCGATACTCACCTTATTAGGATCTCTTTGATTTGTCATAATTCACCTCTGTTCAATCAATTTCCATGGCCGGTCCAACTTAGCATAAAATTTAGTAGTGGTGTCTAGAGAATCATGTCCCAGATACTCCTTTGCCCAGGCAGGGTCCAGATCCGTATATACCCGACTGCCAAAAAGTTTCCGCAATTCATGCACTTTCTTCTGAGTTTCCCAACCCAGATTCTTCATCCAAGTAGCAAAATCCTTCGTGACAAGATCATATCTCTCATGCTTTTTACCAGGCAATACAGTTTTCCGGCCCTCTGAAAATTTGCAAATAGCTTCCCATATATCCTTGTGAATGGGCACAAACCTTTCCGTTCCCTTTGGTTTCCAATATTCCCGATCAATCAAAGCAATTCCCAGCACACCCCGACTTTCAGTCACCCAGTCCTTCCGCATTGCCGCGATTTCCCCGGCCCGCAACCCGCAATTTATCCCCAAAGTGTAAATAATCCACAAATCAGGATTTGTTTCCTTGAGTTTAAGCCCCGCCTTCTCCGTTTTCTGCACCAGATCATCCGCCGGATTATCATAAGTAGGCAACTTTCCCTTTGGCAAAGAGACCTCCCGCAAATCCCGCGCCCAGTCCCGGACATCCAACCCCTGATCCGCATAAAAAATCACCGCATTCTGACCGATCAAAGATTTAGCCTGCACCCATTTTGCATAAATGCTTGCCATCCTCCGCTGACCACTCACCCGGGCCACCTCGTTCAATTCCTTCCCGTGCCACTCCCGCACCGCCGCCGGAGTCAAAAGATAAAGATCTGATTCCATAGAAAGCCCAGCACCTAAAACCGCAATATCCGTGAAAGCATTCCTCGCCTGGCGCACCGTGGTTTTAGCCAGTCGGCCTCTTCGACTCCTCCCAGACTCCGCATACCTTTCCCACAAATCAAGCAAGCCCTTCACCGTGCAACAAACCGCAGTCGGCTTCCGCTCTTCCAACAATTCCGCAAGCAATTCATCCCCCGCCTTCTGCGCCCAGCGTTGACTTCCGTTTCCAAGTGTGCCAGTGAATCTTTCACCATCCACCATGGTACGCATCACCCATTTCCCGGTATCCGGTCTCTTATAAATATTCGATTTCATGCTTTTACTCCGTGCCAATTTCGAGACAATCCATGTGTCAATTAAAGGATCGCCGTGTCAACGTGTGTCACCATAGACGAATGAAGAAAGGTGTCAAACACCTTCTACAAAAATTTCCACCACCTTAAATACTAACTCGTAATGAATAGTCGTCGGTTCGATTCCGTCCTTTGGCTCCACTTTTACAGGTTTTTGAAATGTTCGGGCCAATTTCGAGACAATCTTTGTACGCTATTTGAAGAGTATTTTCTTCCCTTCCTTTTGTCTCTCTCTGACAACTTGTGTCATCAGTGCGCCGGTGCAGGCGAGAAGGAAAGCGGTTCCGACATACGGCTCATGCGGAACATTTTCCGGTTATAAGTTTCGCTTCCCCGCTTGTAACCACGCACCTCTACAAAATACGCATCCAGCAGTTTCATGCGTTCCAACCTTGGGAGGCTTCTGGCAATGCTATCATGATATAAACCTTTCCGACTAAGTTCTTCGGGCGTGCTTATTTTATCGTTAGTTATTGGGGCAGAAAATCCATTATTCAGTGAGTCCGGTTCGTCTCCTGTAATCCCATTCCCTGATCTCTGGGGGCGCGTCACCAATCTTCTCAAGTAAATCAAGTACCGTGTCAAGGTGTTCAATCTCCTGCTCATTATGGGCAAGGGCAGCCTGGGCGTGCATGACCATTGCCCGACGGACATTCCTTTCCTCCTCCCACCGTTCCCCTTCCTGATAGGCTTTTGATAGCTGGCCATATCTCGGCATTTGCCTGACCGCTGCCTTGAGGGATTCCAGTTGATCCAGTTGGACGCGAAGGGCGTACAAATCCTTGTCCCGGATTTGGCCGTATGGTGCATCCTTGATCCAGCTCCAGCCTGCGAGTTTGAGCCTCCTGTCTATCTGGGACAGTGTTGCCTGTACCTTGGATAGGTCTTGCGGGCTCTGGGCAAACCATCCTGCAGGATTTCGCATGAACATCCTGCCGATGAACGGAAGGTCCGCCATCTCTCCAATCGGCTTGTTCCGGTCCATGTTATCTAGGATCCGCACTATTTCCCCCACCTGGCGACTTAAGCCCTGATTCACGATATATTCCAGCTTGGTCGGTGAGTATTCAAGAAATCTTCCCACCTTCTTGTAGAAAGCCGGGGTAGTTGTGTAGTGCTGTTCGGCTGCGGGCAGGTTCACCAGCCAGGGGCTCACAATATGCCTTTGGCGGAAGTAGGACCAATTACTCCCGGCTTCCTGTAATGTGTTGATCTGAGGCCCAAGGAACTGCGTAGGGCTTCCGGCATCGGCTATCCGCTTGAGAAGCTGGATGGATTTCCGGCGCCCATCCACCCGGCTTCGGTCCAACAGGTCATCCATCACGGAATTGTAGACCAGTGAGGCCATGGCACCTTCTGGCCCGTAGGGAAAACGCGCCCGGAATCCCATGACATCGTGATAATTCAGCCGGTCATCAAGAGGGCGTTCCCGTTCCCGGTCCTTTTCGTCATCGTCCATCATTGCAAACCGGAGGGCGGCAATGCTGCCAAACACGGCGGGGACCATGACCATCAGCTTTGTCCAGGCGGTAGCGGCAATGGCCGGGTCCGGATCGGTGAGAAGCTGGCTTGTCCGACGGACTGCCTGAATCTGGGGATTAAAGAACCCCGGCATTGCAAGTGCGGATCTGAGGTCCGCGCTCGGGGAGTGCTCATTGAAGGGGCCTGTCACATTCCAGTAGGCAAGCATGGCTTCCCGGTCAGTCGCCCCACGTTTCAAGGCGGCCACGGATGCTCCTTCCCGGGTGGCGGACTCCAGGAAGGGGGATATGGTCTTGCCCAAGGTCACAAGATTCACAATGTCCCCTGCCTTGAACAGCGGGAAAAGCCAGTTAGCGGGTTGGAACACCGTCTGGAGTAACCGGACAGTCTTGTCAGGGTGCTGGGAAACATAGAGTCCTTCCGTCAGGAATCGCATCACGGCATTCTGTTTCATATTCCGGAGAAGTTCCGTTTCTGTTGGCTGCACCCTGGAAAGTAAAAGTCCCTCCTGGAATACCTGGGGATACTTTTTGGAAAATTTATTCATCACCCCCAGGACTGTTGCTCCGCCGGGAAACCATCCTACTTTGTCGGTGTTCATCATCGTCTGGTTGATTAGGTCCCCCAAAAAGTTGTTGACCCCGAAAAGGAGAGACTGGGTAATGTTCCGTTTCCAGTTCTCAATGGCAGGCCGGAGAAGCCAGTTAGCTTCTTTCCAGAATGCGGAAAGCTCTTTACCCTTGGCGAAGCCCATGAACAGCGCGTCATCTGATACCTGAACGTACTGCCTTTCCCCATCTTTGAGGAAAGAAAGGACATTCACGTCATTGGGGCGGCCAGGTCTGTAAATCTTCTGAAACTCGGTAGCAAGGTTCAGATTCTCAGGCTGGAACCATTCTTTGACCTGCTTCACGCTTTCACCCGTCTGCTTTGAGATGTTCTGCGCCACGGCATCATAGGCCTGCTTCACAATCCATTCCTTGGAAACTTCGGCAACCTTCTGTTGCGGCATTTTCAGGGGGATCATTACCCGACCGGCTGCGGATCGGACTTCCATCGGCAAAGCATTGTCTTTCGCCATGGATTGAAGATTGTCGAACATCTGATTTGCGAACTGATTCCAGTAAACCGAGCTATAGGCCTGACGGGTGTAATGCTCGGCAACTGTGTTCAAGTCCTGAATGGCTTCCCCGGAACCGAATGCGCGGCGAAGACCTGTTCCCATGTCTGCCCCGGTTGCGCCCCGATGTCCGGCGGGACTGTTCATCACCCTGGGAAGAGGCCAGTACATTTCCCGCCGTTGAATTTTAGACTTTTCTCCTTTTGCCAGCATTCCGGAGCGTTCACGGAGATCAAGCAGGGCGTCAAAGTAGGATTGCACTTCATCAAAATGCCTTTTGAAGTTGGGAATTTCCTTCTCGGCCTGCGCTACGATTCCCTTCAGGTCCTCGAGCGATATCCCTTCACGGAATCCGGGATATTCCATACCGTCTTGAACATGCCGGTTCAGACTTTCCAGAGCCCATCCAGCCTGTTCAAATTGCTCGTAGTATTGAGGCGGGATGGTCTTAATTATATCATTCCAGGTCCTCGGGAGTAAAACATTGACCTTCCCCTTCTGGTCGATGTAGCGGACCCCTCGTGCCGGTCCAGAACCTGAATAAGCCAATTGAGTTTCCGCGCCGATCTGCAGAAGAATATTATGTCCTTCAATCAATTCCTGAGTGCGTTTCCGGGATTTCCTCATTTTCTCTGCTGCGACTTTTAGAGTGTCCCCCGATTCACGATAGGCCTTTTTTACCTGACGGGCGAACTGTCTATCAAGTCGCGAAACTGGAGCCCCGGAGGCTACGCCTTCTACTAACTTTTCCCCCTGGTGCAAGACCACGTTTAACCCCTCTTTCATGGTAGGGGCCTGACGTTGATCCTTGTTGAAGGTTGCCCACCGTTGGGCTGCGGGTTGGTTCATGAACCGATTATAGGCGCGTGCCGCGTCCCGGATTCCAGGAAGCACGTTGGGAAGGTATTTAGATATTGCGCTATCCATCCTGACATCAATAGTCGTATCCTGAATGCTTCCTGGATTCGTAACTTTCAACCGCATCCACTCCGCCACGCCTTCGTGAACATTCTCTGCTGAAGCCATAGAACCCGGACGCTTTGTCAGCCGGAGCAGAGAATTCCGCACACCTGGATCCTGAAAAAATCCTTCGCCTCCCATTTGATTCACCAGAAGCTCTTTCAGTCCATGTCCAGCCTCGTGGAAATTGATTTGCGATTGAGTATTGCGGGTCATCGCAAGGTGTCCAGTCCTCCGATAGTGGGCCGGGTGTTTCCGGGAAGTCTGCGACTTTGATCTGCGCATTTCGACTTGAACCAACTTGTTCACATACTGAACAATGTCCGCTACGCCGGCGGCATTTCTTCCTTTGGCTGCGGCCTGAGCTACCAAATTCGCACCTTGCTTAGATTCACCGTCCCCTTTTGTCCAGTCGGGCACCTTTGCAAAGCGCTTATTCAGTTCCTCTGCCGGATCATTCAATTCACCCCGCCATTCATCGACCTCCGCCTGCTGACGCGCCGCCAACTGCGCCTTCCGTCCAACTACCCGTAGTATCCCACGGATTTTCTGAGGGGTAAAGCCCTGTTCAGCGGCTATATCTTCCACGCCCTTTCCAGCCAGCACCCCGTCCCTCACATCCGCCTCTAGATCCTGCAAGGGAGTCACCGCCAAAGCTTCCTGATAAGCAGAGATAGAC